CCTGCGGCTGCTGCGGGCTGGTGGCCAAAGGCAGGACCAACACCATGGAGCCAGAGATCACCATTCCCTGCAAGTGCGGCAACCCCATCACGCTGCACTGGAACAAGGACACACGGAGGTACACAGAATGAACTGGGCAATTATAATTCCTGTCGGCATCGGCATCGCGGTGCTGCTGTCCATCGCGCTTGTTGCAATCGGCGTTTCTGGACAGATCAGCCGGAAAGAAGAGACCGAGGAGGTCAAGTTCTACTGGGACAGTATGCTTAGGTACTCCAAGATAGTCAGCCCTTATGCCCCGCCAGACTATGAAATCAAAACGCTTTGCGAAAACCGCAAGGATTTTTGTGCGGGATGTTCAGAGTACAACTTCTGCCGCAGCGCAACGATGGTTTACACGCATAGCCCGCGCATAAACGGCTATCCGTGGGTATGTCTGAAAAGGAGGAACGCAAAATGACACTGGAAGAAGCCCTGCGCTTTATCGACCCGGAAACAGACCTGTCAGAGCTGGATAAAATCGAGTATTACCACGGCTTCAACGGCAAGAATGCTGCGGCCGCTGCACTCCGAGAGGCCAGCCAGATGGTAGTTGACTTCGTGCGCCGGATGCAGTGGCATGATACCAAGACCGACCCACCGAAAAAGGAAGATTCAGACCATGATGGCAAAGTGCTCGTGTGGCACAAAGACTTATGGACGGCCTCTATGTCTCCGTGGTACTTTACGGCAAACAGGCCTGATTACTATCCATACTGGATGCCGCTGCCTGAACCGCCGGAGGTAAAAAATGATTAAATCAGTTCTTCTTAGCATCCGGCCGGAATGGTGCAAAAAGATTCTCGGTGGCGAAAAGACTACGGAAATTCGCAAAAGTCGCCCCAATTTAGAAACGCCGTTCAGGTGCTACATCTATTGTGCAATGCCTGTCGGAAATGTCATCGGCGAGTTTACTTGCGACAGGATACGTTTTTACAGCGGCAAGTCATGGTTGGTCAAGGAAGATGTCGAAAGCGTAACCGCTGGTAGTTGTCTGTCTTTGGAGCAAGTCAAAGAATATGCCGGATGGAGAAAAGCTGCATCGTTTATGGATCGTAAAGATTTGTATGCGTGGCATATCTCTGATTTGAAAATCTATGATAAGCCTCTACCTTTAGGCAATTTCATTCCGAACTGCCGCTACCTTGAGGACGAGGCTGGATGCCGTGCATACAGAGAACATGGATGCAGCTGTCCTGACCAGCGGTATGATCTCAACCTGGATGGAAGTGTCAACATGGCGATATGCCAAAGGAGCGTGAAACGACCACCGCAGAGCTGGTGCTATGTGCAGGAAATGGAGGTTGCCGATGGTAAAGCCTGAACCATGGGAAAACCCGATGCTGGATACCATGTGGAGCTTTATGCAGATGGGTGGGCTGAAAGCCAACTACCCGGCTCTCAAAGAGGCCTGCATGGAACTGCGTCAGATGCTGATGCAGAAGACCGCCGGGCAGCGCAAGGACAGGCCGAAAGACCTGTCATGGGAAAACCTTGAGCGCGTCAAGGTGACCATCATCTGTGAGGCCATGGCTCTGGTGCTGTCCGGGGATTATGAGAAAATGGAGGCGCAGCATGACGGAAATTGAAAAACTCCACGCAAAGTTGACTGAACAGGGCGTGAACCACACCTATGAACGCCGCTTTCCCCAGATGGACAAGGACTTTCCTGATACAGACTGGGGCTGGCAGATCTGGGTGCATGATGACAACTTCGGCGGCAACTGGTTCGTGATCTGTGGCATCTTCTCCCATGGATATAAAAAGGGCCTGTTGCAGCTGATGGGCGACATCGTGAACGCTAAAGGCGTTGAGGGCTACCTGACCGCCGACGATGTGATGTTCCGGCTGTACGACTACCTTTCCAAGAAGAAGGGGGCAAAAGATGAAATACCGCATTGAGGTTTCGGAAGAGCAGCTGCGCGTCATCGGACTGGCTGTGGACGAGTACATGAGGCTGCGCATGGGGCAGTTTGAATATTTGGCAAATGAGCTGTCCTTTGATGGATATTGCTGTCAGATCGGGTATAATGCAAAACCTTCGCCATGCGGCTTTCCGCATTTTGTTAAAGAGACCTGCGAAAGGGTTGCAAACCTGTTCCAAAAGGCGTACGAGGAAGCGTATTACCCGAAAGGCTACCGTGAGCGGCAGCACGATTCATGGGGGACGTGTATCGACATTGTACACGCCATCGAGCACCAGCAGTGGTTGGATTCCCCGGGGGAAAAGCGAGAATCCCCCGGGACGACAAATCGCTCCTTCAAGCCTATCCCGCTGGGGCATGAGCCGTTCCCGAAAATTGAGAGGGTGGAAGAATGAGCTGCTTGTCTTGTGAGAACTACATACCCCTCGACCCACCTATCCAACGCACCGATTCCAACGGTCAGACCTATGAGGTGCCGGGATTATGCAAAATTGGAGCAGACCACATAATTTCTGGGCTTCCTGTCTATCTTCCAACGGCAAAATGTGATAAAATAACAGAAGCACCGTTGCAAAACGGCAGCTGAATTATGACGGAGGTAGGCTGTGACATTACAGGAATTGTCCAAGTATTATGACATTCAGATGACCCTCGAAAAAGACCGTGAAGCCTTGGAGAATCTTCGGCAGAAAATCAATCCTGCCTCCCCACAGCTGACGGGTATGCCACATACGCCCGGTGTTCGGGACAAGGTGGCGGATCTGGCTGTGGAACTGGCTGACATGGATGAACGTGTCCGCTGGTTGGAGGAACAGGCAGCGGAAGAAAAGCCCAAGGTCGAGGCGTACTGCAAGAGCATCATGGATGCCCGGCTTTATCTGATCTTCCGGCTGCGGTTTGTCCGCTGCTACTCGTGGGCAGAAGTTGCCGGAGCACTCGGAAAGTGCTACACGGAAGCCGGGGTCAGCCGGATGGCCTACAACTACCTCGAATCACATTGACCGATAAGCCCTGCATTTGCGGGGCTTTTTATTTTTGCCCGAAAACTCAAATTCAACCTCAAATTTTCATATAATACGGCCAAATATAGAAATAAGTTTTACATTTTGGCTGCCAAAAATTAAATTCAAACTGAAAATATCAAAAATCAATGCAGATTGTTTCACACGGTGATGGACGGTGTAGGACGGTTTCACACGGCGCGTAATGCCGTGCAATAAACAAGAACGACCAGCAACGCTTTGATATGGATTCAGATGACAACGGATGCTCCCGGTGATATGATTAGGATGCAAAATCCGAATCAAGCCAAGCGGTGCCTGCCAGAAATGGCGGGTGCCGCTATTTTTATACCTGAAAGGAGGATTCCGGGCCGCACGTTGCTCCTTTGCGTGCGGCATCACCGTAGCACCCCGAAAAGCCGAGGTGCTGCAGCTGGGCATTTCGCCGTGCCCAGTCACAAAGAAGGAGATTTTCCATGTATCAGAAAATCAAGGCAAAATTCAAGGCAAACCCCACCATTTTCTACGCCTGTTCCATCGTTGCATCATGGGCAGGAGTCGGCTCCCTGATGAACTTCCGCACGCTGGCCATCAACAACGGCGCTGCTGCGGCTATCATCTGGGCGGTTTTCAACTCGCTGGCCTGTATCTTCTTCGGTCTGTTTGCGGAGTACATCCCGACCGTCCGGCGCATCATGCAGAGCAAGGTGATGTTCTACTTCATCGGCTTTTTGACCGTGTTCCAGACATGGACGCAGATGTCCGGCATCTATGAGATCTTCGGCGACACGCCGATCGGCACCACCGGAGGCACATTGATTGTCTACGGCACCTGCCTTGTGTTCCTGTTTATGCTTCTGAAAGAGGGCATGATTCGGAACGTCCTGTCTGATGGCTTTTCATGGGTGGTTGTTTACGGTCTGCTGGCAGTCGTTGTCATTGCCGCGCTGGTATACACCCACGGTGCATTCGTCAACATCGACCCCGGCCTGACTGCTGCCGGTATCCAGACGGGCCTCTACAAAGGCTTCCTGCTGCTGCCCGGCCCGTTCACTTATCCGTACTACTACTCGCTGTTCTCCTACAACGACAAAAATGAAGATGGCACCCAGCACGGCAACATGAAAAAGTCCTTTGTGCTGGCTGGCGTGATGTTCGGTGTCTACATGGTGCTGGCTGCGCTGCTCACATGGGTCAATTTCAGCCCACTGCTGAACACGCTCAAGGCTATCCTGATCACCATCATTGCGCTGTCCTCGCTGTCCACCTACCTCTATTCGGAGTATCTGGTGTTCGGTGAGAACATCGGCTTTCTCATTGACGTGCTCACTGTTACCTCGTGGCAGCTCGTGATCCCGCTGGGTGTCATGGGCATCTGGACGCTGATGAGCGAGCTTCGGGTGTACATCATCATCTTTGTGCTGCTGGCCTCCGTGGTCCTGCACCTCGTTTCTGACCGAAAGGAGGATGCACGATGAAAATCACGGTAAAGAAGCTGTCCGAGCTGCACAAGCCCGCCCACAACATCCGCCGGCATTCCGAGAAGCAGTTGACCGAGTACATCCGCAGCATTGAAATGTTCGGGCAGGTCAAGCCGCTGGTCGTGGCCGAGGACGGTGAGATCATCGCCGGTAACGGTCTGTATGAAGCGCTGCTCCGCATGGGCCGGGAAACCTGTGACTGCTATGTCATGGTCGGCCTGACCGATGTTCAGAAGAAAAAGCTCATGATGGCCGACAACAAGGTCTATGAGCTGGGATTCACTGATGTGGATGCCATCGAGGAACTGGTCAAGGAGCTGGACGGTGATGTGGATGTCCCGGGCTGGGATGCCGATCTGCTGGAAATGCTGAACAGCACCGAGGATGAAGCGGACGAAATGATTGGCTCCTACGGAGAATTCCCGGAGAGCGAGATTTCGTCCATCAACCGCCAGCAGAATGAGGAACACGTCCCCTATGCAGCAGCGCCTACCTATCCGGTAGCGCCGCCCGACCCACAGCCCGTGTCCACCGTCTCCGAGCCTCCGCAGCAGCCCTCCCCGGTGTTGGAGGGGTCTACACCTACCGAGCCGGAAACCGCTGTTCCTGAGGCGGCCAGCGGCGCAGAGCAGCACCGGTACATCCGCTGCCCGAAGTGTGGTGAGCTGATATGCCTGTGAAAGTAGTGGAAAGCAACCTGAACGTGTTGCAGGCTGCGAAGATCCGCATCCGAAATGTGTTCGTCAACGGCTGCAAAATCTACCTGAGCTTTTCTTCCGGCAAGGATAGCCTGTGCATGGCCAACCTCGTTTATGAAATGATTCTCTCCGGTGAGCTGGACCCCAAGCAGCTGACGGTGACGTTCATCGACGAGGAGGGGCTTTACCCCTCGATGGTCGATGCAGCATACCGCTGGCGGCGCAACTTCCTGTCGGTCGGCGCAAAATTCTTGTGGTTTTGCCTGCCGTTCAAGCAGGTGTCCGTCATTGACCACCTGTCCAGCTCCGAATCGTGGATAACGTGGGAGCCGGGCAAGGAAGATGTCTGGATGCGCAAACCGCCCGATTTTGCCATCATGTACAGTCCCTACCTCCACTATGCAGGGGAAATGAACTACCAGACGTTCTGCTCCAAGGCGTTTTCTGACGGCATCCAGCTTGTCGGTCTGCGCACGGCGGAAAGCCTGACCCGCTTCAAGTGCATTGCCAACACCAAAATGGAGCGCATCACCCGCGGCGGCAAGTTCTATCCCATCTACGACTGGAAGGACTCCGATGTGTGGCTGTACATCAAGGAGCAAAACCTTGAATTTCCTGAGATCTACATGAGGCTCTATGAGGCGGGTGTCCGAAAGAATGCCCTCCGGCTGTGCGCATTCTTCGGTGACTGCGGCACACAGGGCCTCCGTTGGATAGCTGAAACGGACAACGACCTGTGGGAGCGCATCCAGCGGCGAGAACCCAATGCCTACCTCGTTCTGCTCTACTGGGATTCTGAAATGTTCCGGCGCACCACCCGCAAGCGTGGGGAGCTGGAAGAAGAATCCGAGAAAAAGGACTATAAAGCCCTCTGCAAAGACCTTCTGTTCCTGCACCCGGAGCGCTACACCATCGCCAAGGACACCCTGTCCCACATCGAGCACTGGCGTGGTCTGTTCATCAAGACCTACGGCATCGCTGAGCAGAAGCACTACAAGACCATGTACGAGGGCCTGTTGTACGGAGACCCCAAAATGCGTATCCTGCGCATTCTCTGGACCACCATCTACAACGACCACAACGCCCGCATCAAGGAGGAGCAGAACCATGGAAAGCATTGATGTATTCGCCCCGCTGGCATCCCTCCAGTGGGTAGACCGCAACACTATTCACGCCAACGACTACAACCCCAACAAGGTCAGCGAGGAAAACCTGAAGCTGCTTATCCAGTCTATCCTGACCAACGGCTGGACACTGCCCATCGTGGTACGCCCTGACGGCACCATCATTGACGGCTTCCATCGCTGGACTGTATCGGGCCGGGAGCCGCTGCTGTCCCTGCTGGGCGGCAAAGTGCCGGTCGTAGTCGTAGACCACCACGGCGACGAGAGCGCCGACGTGTACGGCACCATAACCCACAACCGTGCCCGTGGCACCCACCTGTTGGAGCCGATGAAAGCCATTGTCAAGAAACTCATTGACGAGGGCAAGACCGTGGAGGAAATCGGCAAGCAGCTGGGCATGAAGCCCGAAGAAATCTTCCGCCTGTCCGGCTTTACCAAAGACGAGTTCCTGAACATGATGACCAAGGGCCACGACACATACTCCAAGGCTCAGGTCATCCGCAGCGTATGAAATCGTCCTTGCCAGCGCTCATGCGGGCAGGGGCTTTATCTCGAGGAAAGGAATCATCACTATGGACTACTATGATTTTGTGGCATCCGCCATTGCTGCCGTCGCCAGCCTCTATAATGCAAACGCTGAGCTGACACATCTCCAGAAGATCGGCGTGAAAGACGTGTGCGTACTCTGGTGCGGCAGCACCCTTCAGAACAACAAGGCTTGGCTGTCCACCACCGTCCCTGACTGTATGTACTACGAGGCAACCTACGACGGCGACAAGAAGGAGCTGCGTCTGGATGCCTATAGGAAGATTCAAAGCGTGAGCATTCCCTGCTGAAAGGAGCACGACACCATGAACACCGTAACCGTATACGCCTGTCCCAGCGTCCCTATGGACAGCATCGAGTGTACCATCGAGTATGACCCTGCTGTGGTCGAAGCCTTTCTGCATCCGCCCAACAGCGGACAGGAGCGGGCCGACGATGGCTCGTTCGGTGACGAAAAGGTACTGTGACGGGGGTGCCCCACACTGAGCGGGCTCGACGACCCCGAAATCGTGCTAGTTAGTAAGGGAAAAATCAGCCATTTCGTTACGCTTTGTATAACGAGTTTCAAGGAATTTTCCAGATAGTTTTACCAGAAAAGGAGGTGGTTTCGGATGCCGACAAAAGAGAATCTTGCTGACAGGAACGTAACCACCACCGAGCTGGCTGCTGTGCTAGGCATTACAGGCCGCAGGGTGCAGCAGCTGACACAGGATGGTGTGCTCGTGACCGCCAGCAGGGGCAAGTTCGTCTTGTCTGATCTTGTCATGAACGACAAGACGCAGCACTACGACATCTACGCCAAGGTCGGCGACAAGATGGAACTGCTGGATGATACCACCGTTAACCTGTCCGGTTACGTCCAGAAGGAAACCGGCAAGGGCCTGTCCACCAACGACTACACCACCGCCGAAAAGACCAAGCTGGCCGGTATCGCAGATGGCGCAAACAAGTACGTCCACCCCACCCACACTGCTGCTGCCAGCGGCCTGTACAAGGTGACTGTTGACGCTCTGGGCCATGTGACCGCAACCACCAAGGTTACCAAGAACGACATCACCGCACTGGGCATCCCGGGTCAGGATACCACTTATCCCGAGGCCACTACTGCCAAAGCCGGTCTGATGTCCGCTGCGGATAAGTCCAAGCTGGACGGCATGACCATTGCATCTGATGCTGATGTGACCGCTATGCTGACCGAGGTTTTCGGCGCATAAGCTGATTGACCTACCAAAGAAGTACGCAGGGAGGGGCTACCATGGGGCGGCCCCTCCTGCTTTTTAGGGAGGACAAGCGTGAATGAGTACTATCGCACTCGAAACCCACCTTAAACTTTTGGCGCAGAAAGCCAAGCAGTATACGGCGGGTCTGGCAAGTGAGCTGTCCGCAGCAACGCTGGAAGCGATGAATGAGATGGACAACGCAAAGGTCGATAAGATTTCCGCTGTAGCGGTCACAATTAGCACGGACGGCTGGGTGGAAGATGAAACGTGGGAGGAATATCCCCTGCGGCACGACATCACTGCCGCAGGTGTGACCGCAGCAGACCGCGCGGACGTTATCCTGTCGCCCGGAAGCCTGACCGCAGCGGCGGAATGCGGCATTTGCCAGACCTGTGAAACGCAGAACGGGAAAATCTGCATCTGGGCAAAGAAAGCCCCGGGAGAAAGTCTGACTGCGGAATATCAGATTATTCAGGGCGAAACAAACAAGGAGGCATGACCTATGGCAATGGGAATTGTAAACGTCGGAACGCCGGGTGTTGGAGATGATTCCAGCTTTGTGAAAAACAACCAAATCGGCGTGCCGGGCGGCATTGCCACGCTGGATGCTGACGGCCATTTGACCGAATCGCAGCGTCCGGCGGTGGACGCATACACCAAGGCTGAGACCGACCAGCACATCAGCGCAGCCGTGGACACCCACAATTCTGCTGACACTGCACATGGTGACATCCGCGCCAGCATGGCCGCGATGAACGCCAACATCAAGGCCATTGAGCTGAAGTTCAGCACGAACGTGACGAAAAATCCTTTTTCTGCCACATTCAGCAGCCTTGACGGCCTGACCGTCACCGGCGTGTGGAACGCAGAACAGGCGAGGGTGGAGTTCTGAGAGAAGGAGGATTTGAATGCAAATCAAAGACTTAGCCATCGGCGACGGATACGTCTGCCTGATGGAAGGCAGCACCAAAGTCAAGTTTTATGCGCTGTACCACAACTATGAGTCGGGCCTGAACGGCAAGGGGCGGACGCTGTTTTGCCGGGAGAGTCCGGCGACGAGCGGCCCGTGGTCGAGCGTCGGCAGCGCCGGCAGAAGAAACGATATTGCATGGGGAATAACGGATCATGGCGCGTCTGGTGAGACCCACACCTGTAGCATCTATAATTGGCTCACCACTACTTATTTTTATAAGTTTGCCGCTGACGTCAAGGGCTGGATGGGGAAAACAAAATATTTAGCCCACGGGACGACGTTCAGCACCCCAATCTTCACACTTTCAGAAAGCGAAAGTGTGTACGACTTATCTTCAAGACCTGAAGGAACTTTGCTCTCCGAGGCAGCCCGGAAAAGACTGGAAAATATTTTTACTGATTTCGGGGAAAACATCTGGACAAGAACCCAGAGCAAGAGGGTGTCTTATCACCACGACTCTTCTGATAAGGATTATTATTATGATGGAGTTGCACTCAGCGGCGTAGACAGCAGTCATTGGGGCCGTTTTAGTACCACATATGGGCATACGTATAGCTGGGGCTACCTGCCCTGTTTCACCCTGCCGGAGACGCTGTATATCGACAAAGATGGCTTCGCCACGGAAAACCAGCCGCCGGAAGTGACTTCTGATGTGGGCGAGAGCGGCGCGGCACTGGGAGAGAAGAACGCACCCTTCGACTTCAACTATACCATCACCGATGCCGACGGCGACACCCTGACCGTCACCGAAAAGCTGGACGGTAGGGCCACCACGACCCGCACCGGCGTTGCCAGCGGCACGGCCCTGACATTTGAGCAGACCGCCGATGCCGCAGGGTTCCAGCGCGTCCTGAACGGCAACCACACCCTGACGGTTGAGGTAAGCGATGGCAAGGGGAGCACCAGCCTGAACGCCACGTTCACCAAGAGCGTTACCAGCGCAAGTGTGACGCTGGCCGAACCTCTGACCGTGGAGGGCGACATCACCGTTGCCGTCCTTCAGGTGACGGGCAGCATCCCTGACGATGCCACTTTCAAGGTCGAGGTCACGAACAACTCCAACGACCCGTCGCCGGTCTGGCAGGATGCCACGGTCGAAGTCAAGAAGGGCGTGAACATTGTGTTCACCAACAGCGAGGCGACCAACGGCGCGGCGTTCAACTTCCGCGTTTCCATCAGCCGCGGTGCGTCCGGCACCGGCGGCTACATCGAAGCCGTCTCCGGCGCATTCCAGTAAGGAGGACAGTCACCATGATTCAGTGGAAAAAGGACAATCTGCCCACGCTGGCGGAGAAGTTGGCCGAAGCCAAGAAGCAGGCCGAGAAAGACGGCCTGCCTGACCGCGTGGCCGAGGTCGAGGACGCAATGTGCGAACAGGACGCAGCCAACGAGAAGCGTTTGGCCGACATCGAAACCGCGCTGTGTGAGCTGGACGCAGCGCTGAATAAGGAATAAGGAGGTATCACCATGAACATTATCTGGGCAAACCGCCTGATTGCAGGCACTAAAACTTGGGAAGAGATGCCCGCATCCCGCCGTGCAGGCGTGAAGAAAGTTCTGGCCGGGCGCGTAAACAAGGGCGAAATCACCGCCGGTGACTACAAGAACATCACGGGCGAAGACTATGTGGGCTGACCTGCGTAAAAAGCTGCTGGCCCGCAGGAGGTAAACCAAAATGAACCTGAAAGATATCTGGGTAGCATGGGGGCCTGTCATGGTCACGCCTGCGGCGATCGTCCTACTGACCCTCGTGGAGATCGCTCCCATCAAAATCAACCCGTGGTCGGCCATCATCCACTTTGTTGGCCGCCGCCTGAATGCCGATGTGACGGCCCGGCTTGATACGATGCAGCAGTGCCAGACCGAGACGCGGGAAAGGCTCGATGAGCACATCGCCAAGGACGATGCCCAGACCGCCAGCCTTTGGAGAACACAGATCCTGCGTTTCAATGATGAGCTGCTCCACGACCGGCGGCATACGAAAGAGCACTTCGATGAAATGCTTGATACCGTCCATGACTATGAAACGTACTGCCAGACGCACAAAAATTTTCCGAATGGCAAGTGCGTCCATGCCATCGACAATATCAACCGCGTTTACGATGAGCTTTTGGAAAGTCATGATTTTCTGTGAAAGGTGCTGATTTTATGAGCATCGTAACCTATCAGCGCGGTGACACCACTGCACTGAGCAAAAACTTCACCCGAGACGAGTTCGAGTGCCAGTGCGGTAAGTGCACCGCCCAGATGATCGACACAGAGCTGGTGGACAAGCTGCAGCGCATCCGGGAGGTACTGGGCGTTCCGCTCAAGATCACCAGCGGCTACCGCTGCATTGTTCACAATGCCAGCAAAAACGTGGGCGGCAGTCCGAACAGCAAGCACCGCTATGGCATGGCCGCAGACTGGCGCACCCTCAACCGTACCGTGAACCCAGTCGCGCTTGGCATCATCGCGCAGGCCGTCGGCTTTGGCGGCATTGGCATCTACTGGCACCCCAAAGCAGCCATGTGCCACGCGGACACCCGCACAGGCAAGGCAACATGGCTCTGCACCACGCCGGGAAAATACCCCAGCACGACCTACAACAAGTTCGTGCTTCCCACCATCCGCCGGGGCTGTACCGGAGATGCAAACCGCAGCGCGACGATCATGCTCCAGAAACTCCTGAAGCTGAAGGCTGATGGTCTGTTCGGCGAATCCACGGAGAATGCGCTGATGAAGGCGCAGGAGGCACACGGCCTGACCGTGGACGGCATCTGCGGCCCTGCCAGCTGGAAGGCCATTTCCGGGGCTTCCAAGTACCTGTGAAACATCCGATATAACCAACACAACAAAACGGCGCAGGGGTGGCTCTCCGCGCCGCTGATACTTATAGGAGACAATATCATGGAAGCTATGCTGAACTTTATTCCCGCTCCTGTCGCCATCGTCTTGATGCTGGCGGGCTTTATCGCACTGGCAATCGGCGGTATCCGGCTTGGCTACAAGGCCACCGTCAAGGATCTGGCTCTGGAACTGGTCAAAAAGGCCGAGCTGTCCATCATGGGCAGCGGTCAGGGTGCCAAAAAGAAGAAGCAGGTGTTCGCTGCTCTCCGCGCCAAGTGCCCGGCGGCTATCCGCTGGTCTATCACCGACGAGGTGTTGGATACTGTTATCGAACACGCCTTTGATGTTATGACCGCAGCGCTGGACAAAAAGTCTTGACTGCTGCATGAGTGCCGTGTAAAATAGAGGCACTTGAAAATCTTCGGCTTTTGTAGAGAGCGGCCCGGCATGGTCCACTCTTGATTTTATATTTGGCTACCTCGGTAGCACGCAAAAATCCCCCTGCATTGACCTTCTGGCCAGTGTAGGGGGATTTTTTGTTTGTTAGAACTTCATCTGCGCAGCATCTTCAACGCTTACATCGTCAAAACACCGGGTCAGTTCATCAAGGACTTTGCGCTGCGTCTTTTCGCTCAAACCAGCGTTACGCATCGCCATGACACAGTAGCCGATGCAGGCTGCGTTTGACCACGGTCCATTCAGTGACAGGAGCATTTCTTCCATATCGATTACCTCCGAAGATCTCCATTGTATACGCGAACCAGCACCCAGTCGGACAGCGGTTTGACGTTCCCGGCCCAATCCCGGAGGGCTTCATCGGTGCCGCAGGCCTCGCAGATGTACACGCCCTTGGCGTGGCGGCTCAGTGCTCCGTGGGTCAGTTTGTCCGGCATCCTCTCGCCGCAGCGGGGGCACAGCGGCCAGCCCTGCTGCTGGTCATAGAGCATCTTTTCGACAGCTTTTTCGTCCGTCATTGTACTTCCCCCTTAAACATCTCGGCTAACCGAGTGATATGCAAACCAGTGACCGCGCCGCCGGAACAGATAGAACCAATTCGTGAACTCCTGCCCTGTGCAGTCATAGGGGCTGTTGTAACTCTTCAAATAACGATGGTTAAGAAACCAGTTGGTAGCGTCCATCTCGTGTGCCTCGTCCAGCTTATCAGGCAGCTGAACAAGCTCCAGACGGCCGTCATAGTCGGCACAGATGATATGCACGTCAGGGACGGGACGATTGTTGTAATTCCGAATCTCCCTCTTAATGGTTGCCGCCAAGTTTTTCACGGCAGCCCTCTTTTCGGCAGAGGCCGGAACATCGCTCTGCATGAATATTAAGAGTGCATACGCATCCCGCAATCTCTCATTATCGGTAATACTGAACATGGTCATGACCTCCTTACTTCATGTTCTGACGTTCCCACATCAGCCAGCGGTTCACTTCCTCGCCGGGCATGGACTTCGGCTTGCTGGTTTCGATGTACTCCCGCTCTCCGAAGATCTCCAGCTGGTCAATGTCGTCAGGCGACTGGGTGATAATCTTTGCAGGCCAATCGCACCCGCCGGGAACTTCGATGCGCCACAGGTACAGGTTGTCATCAAAGTAGAAATCGTTCGGGATGTACCGCTCTTCTGCATCGGTGCCCTCGATATCCAAGATGTATTTTCCGAGGGCGCCGAAAACCTCCAGCCGGGTGGGAGCCTTGTCGCGGTCGTTCATATCGTACAGCTTGATATCGCAAGCTGTTCTGTTGCGGAAGGAAACCTCGGAAATGGTGCCAGTGTATTTGTAGAGTTTCATGTCTTAGACCTCCTTGACTTCCACGGTCTTGAGGCTGCCCTCGATGTAGCCACGGCCACGCAGATGTTCGCAGCTCCAGCAGAAACCGATTACTCGCTCACGGATGAAGTAGGCGGTATGGTCCGCACGATCCTCATTGAATGCGGCGTGGATTTCTTTTGCCCGCTCGTCTTCCACCAGAATAGAGGCACTGGCCTCGCCGATTTCGCCGTTCTGACCGTGCTTCATGTCCTTGGAATCGTAAGTAAAGATTACCTTTTTCATTGTTTTGCCCTCCTCAGTGCAGCTGGGCGCTGTGCTGGTTGTAGGTGACGGTATACACGCCGCTCTGCTTGGTGATCTGGATGTTGCTCACCACGACACGCTTCAGGCCGAACTTCCGGCGAACGAATTCCTTGACCAGCGGAAAAGCCTTTTCGGGAAGGTGCTTCTTGATGCGGCAGTCACGGCGGCAGTAGCGCTCGAAGCGCTTTTCATCGGCTGCGGTGGCCTCCTCTCGCGTTCCGTAGAACACGGAATCGTCGCGGTTGCTGCTCAGCTTGTAGAACTTCTCGCAGGAGATGACATCCAACCGGTTGTTCCAGATGACATCGCCGCGCTGGTTATCGTTGGGCTTGACGTTGTCAGCGGCGATGCCGACCACGAGCTTCAGACCTTCCAGCTGGTTGTAATCTTCCCATTCGGTGAAGCTGTCCAGCAGAACGCGGACAATCTGCTTACCGTCGGTCAGGTCGATGTGAGCGATCTCGCCCTGACTGCCGGACATCGAAGCGGTGTTGATGATATAGCCCTGTGCGATGTAGCTGCTGACAGTCTCGGTGAACTTGCAGTTGATATCGATGTACTTCATTGTGTTACCCTCTTGTCTTTCTGGCCTTACTCTGATAAAATAGAGGGCGGCCGGGGTAAGGCTCCCGGCTCGCCGTTGTTTCGGTGTTGAAGATCAGTTGCTTTGGACGGTGGCTGGTCTTCTTTTTTTATTCCTCCATGATTTTCTTGACGCTCTCTCTAAGCTCTTCCAGCGTGTCGCACTTCTCGATGAGTTCGAGGATTGCTTTGAGCAACGCCTTGGTTACGTTCATGTCTTCCATTCACCTCACTCCTTTCTGTAAGGGGCTTTCGCTCTCTGCCTTACATCTTTATTATACAGGATTTCCTTTATGTTGTCAAGGCTTTTCTTTAAGCTTTTCCTGAATTTTTCAATTTTTTTCTTGACAGAATAAAGGAAAGCCTATATAATGAAGCTGAGGTGATAAGTATGGAGTTCTCCACGAAAATCAAAATGGCCGAGGCCGTAGCCAGAATGAAAGAAGCTGAACTTGCCCGGCAAATCGGCACTACACCGCAGGCGTTCAACCAGCGGATGAAGACCGGGAAGTTCAAATACGAGGAGTTGGAGCAGATTGCAGCCGCCCTTGGCGCAGAACTGATTGTCAACTTCCGATTTCCGGATGGAACCGAGGTATGAAAAAAGCCCGGACGAATAAACGTCCGGGCAGGGGAGAGGTGCTTACTTTTTGCGGTTCTTGCTCACCGTTTTCGGGATTCGCCGGACCTCTTTTACTCTGCGCACCTCATTCGGCTCATAAATAAGTAAGTCGCTGAGTGTGCAGTCCAGAGCTTCACAGATAAGGTCGAGGTCATCCAGATTGACCCGATCGGAGAAGTCATGGTACATTTCGTTGATGGTCTGGCTGCGGATCCCGGTGGCGCGAGCAAGCTCGCTCTGCGTCATCCGCCGTTCGCCAAGGCGGGTGGACAGCATAATCCTAATCATAGCCTGTATCTCCTTTGCCAAGAATTTTACCGATTTGAAACCGGCTTGTCAGGATTTTGGCAGAAAAATACAGATTCCGGCAAATTCTTCCGAAAAATGGGCGAAAACAACAAAAATCCTCGGTTCTCACATTTACAAAAGAGCCGAGGATTTTTACCATTGTTCAACGAGTCGGTATCTCGCAGCACAGGACGAACACACTTCCGACCATCTGAATGGTTACATTGGAACGGAGCGTTCGTACAGCCTCACTTCCGCTGCATAAAAAATGGCCCCAAGCCCATGCTTGGGGTCATTTTTTATCTTGCGGAGAAGAGGGGTCGAACAGCACGGCCGCCCGCAGGCGGCAGGCGATCAGCCCGGCAATCTCGAGGAGAGTCTGCCAGCGCGGCTTGACGAACACCCACAGAATCCCTATACTATAAGGAGTAGAAGAAATACGAAATAAACAAGAGAAGGGACTGTGTAAATCCCCTTATGCTGAAAATCGCATTCTGTGACGACGAAACCGCAGAGATCGCGCAGCTGGAAGAGCTGCTGAAAGAATATGCCGCTGCCCGCGGGCAGGAATTTGTACATACATCTTACCAAAGCTCGGTGGAGCTGATGGCAGACATCGAGAAGGGCGAATGCTTCGACATCATGCTGCTGGATATTCTGATGCAGGGTAGTGCGGTTAGGTGACTTAAAAGAAAAAAAGAGACCTCATCATGTCGAAAAGCAACTTACAAACAACTCATGCTGAAAGGGAAACTGGAAAACCACTTCTTTCAACCGTGACAATGGCAAACTTAAAATATCTGAAGTGGAACAAACAGCCCTCTACCTGCAGTCTTTGCAAATAGAGAGCTGTTTATTATTAGCTATTCGTTTTTCAGACACCGATTCATGGTGTCCTTGTATATTGGTTTTAGGCTATTCTATATTTTCTTGACTTTTTAGAAATTGTGTGTATTCTTCAAAAAAATCAATTACTGATGCTCTGTAGCGGGTAACTGCTTGCTCTTGATTGCTCTGCAATGACTCAGTTGAGACAAATTTAAGCAACACAATACAGTGTTGATCTTCCAGAACCATTTCGTATGTTTCTTGAATGTTTATGTCATCTTCCTTCTGAAAAGTAGCAACCGCCTCTGCTGGCAAGGAATCAATTGTCAGCATTCGCTTTCCTAGTTCTTCTTCAGAATATAAAAATGTCATACACGCAAGGATACCATTTGTTGAGTTTAAATAGATAGCTTTTCTGTTTTTTGGTTGTAGTGGATTACCATCATACAAATCATCTCGCTCCTCAAAGTATTCGTTTTCAGGAAATCCAGAGCTATAGATATCGGCTGTACTATTTAATATCTCAAATCCTTCTGGCTCGAATTTTTTTACAACTTTATCAACATATTGCGAATACAATGAATAGTTATCCGGAACCGATTCACTTTTATTTTTTGTATTAAAGCAAGATGTTAATGTAAAGCAAACTATTAAACAGAGCAGCACTGTCAGAGGCGGTTTTTTAAATGTTTGCATTGTACGACTCAGAGAAAATGTCCAAAGTATCACTGGGATACAAAGTAGAATTAACATCATAAGTAGCATACCTCTTACTTTGAGACGGGTTGCTCGTATTAGCCGTCCAAACAGTTAGTCTGCCACCAATTTTATAGCCTTTATAATACAAATTTATATGACCCACTTTTCCGGCTGGAACTGTATGGACAACTTTATATCCAACAGCTTCATTGGTTGTGCGGGTTTCTTTATAAGATATTCCTAAAGTTCCTTTTAACGACTCAATGATTTTCTTTTTGATTTCAGCTGTAAATTCAACATTTCCGCTCCACTCGGCTCCCTGAGAGGCAGAATTTGTTATCTGTGCTTCCATCTGCTCAGACAGCTTGTTCAATCTGTTATCATGTGAGAAGTGTGCAATATGTCGATATTTATCAACAGTTGTCTTTTGATTGTAATCGTATCTGTAAAAATACGGTCCCATAATAACATCTGTTACCATCGGAGTTTGTGATTCAGGGATTCCATTGATAAGAGTTTCTGTTTCTGGTGCAACCCAAACAGTGGTTTTGTGAATTGGAGCCGATGCGGCAGATGCATAAATGGATAAAAACAGGCTCGCCACAACCAAAGTTATGCAAAGTGATGTCATTCTTTTCGATAATGTCATTTTATGTCAACTCCTTTTTATAAAAGCATTGCATCTGTATTGGTTTGAGTTCTGCACTGGAATCACCTCATATCAAGTTTGAATTCATATTCTATGCGTCAAATTGTGACTGATTTCAATGTTTTTTTGGTGATGACTAAGATGTTTTATTTAGCTCATTTCGTCCGATGCGGTAAATCTTCTTGTCTTGTTCTCCT